ACCAGACTGCAAAACTGAAATCCATTCAAGGCATTACGACTTTCGTCTGCGATGAAGCGGAAGAGTGGACAAGCGAAGATGAGTTCGACAAGATAATGCTCTCCATTCGCAAGAAGGGTATTCAGAACCGGATTATCATTATAATGAACCCATGCGATTCCAATCACTTCATCTACAAGAAATACATTGAGAAAACTCACAAGCTGGTAGAGATTGACGGTGTACAGGTTCAAATCTCCACTCACCCGAATGTACTTCATATCCATACCACCTACTTGGATAACTTGGAGAACCTTTCCCCGGAGTTTTTGAAAGAGGTCGAGGACATGAAGGTGAACAACCCCGAAAAGTATGCTCATGTGGTTATTGGTCGCTGGGCTGATGTTGCGGAAGGTGCGGTGTTCAAGAAGTGGGGTATTGTTGATGAGTTTCCTCAAGGTTGTAAAAAAGTTGGACTTGGACTAGACTTTGGATTCACCCATGACCCAACAGCGGCTGTTAGATGTGGAATTATTGATAATCGTCTATATCTTGATGAAGTGGATTATAGAACCGGGCTTCTTTCTTCCGACATTATCAAAACTCTTCGCCTATGGGGATTGAAGGTAATTGCTGATAGTGCAGACCCGCGTTTAATTCAAGAGATACATAACGGAGGTATTAAGATATACGCCGTAGAAAAGGGCGCAGGTTCTATCAATGCTGGTATAGACAAGATGAAAGAGTATGAGATGTACATAACCAAACGCTCATACAACTTGCAGAGAGAGGCAAGAAAGTATGTTTGGGCAAAGGATAAGGACGGAAACTATATCAACGAGCCGGAAGACCACGACAATCACGGAATGGATGCTGCTCGTTACTATGTGCTTGGTGAACTTCTTGGCAAGATTCAGAAACCGAAAGATTTAACAGGAATATTTACTCACTAAAATTATAGATTATGCCATTGAATTTAGAAAAAATATTAGCACTCCCTGACATCGGGCAGAAGATAAACTACCTGAAGAAAGGTAGGAAAACTGAACTTCCCGACCGTTGTAAACTTTGGGACGATTGGAATCCGGAACGCCATGAAATCATGGTTGACAAAAAGAAGTATCCGGACAGAAAGGTTCTTGAAAAAGAAGCAGAGAAACACTTCGATGAAAAAACTGGTAAGACTTATGAAATCGAAGCAAAGTATAAGACTGAACCGGTGAACCGTATTTCCATTCCATTGGAACAAGATATAGTGAACATTCAAACTGCTTTCACTGTTGGTACTGAGCCTTCCATAGATTGCACTCCGACTGATGATGACGAAAAGAAGCTGCTTGATGCTGTAAAGGCCGTATTCAAGTCCAATAAAATCAAGTATCAGAACAAGAAGATTGTCCGTGCTTGGTTATCCGAACAGGAAGCGGCAGAATATTGGTATGTTACCGATGATGATTCGTTTTGGGCAAAGTTCTGGAAGAAAATAAAGACTACCTTCGGGGGGAAGGTCAAGCCCACCAAGAAACTGAAAAGCGTGTTATGGTCTCCATTCAGAGGTGATAATCTATACCCATTTTTTAACGACGAAGGTAAAATGATTGCTTTCTCACGTGAGTACAAGAAGAAGCTCATGGATGATTCGGAGGTCATCTGCTTTATGACTATCACGGACAAAATGGTTTATCAATGGGATTTGTCTAAAGGGTATGAAGAAAGAACGCCTTTTGCTCATGGATTCCCAAAACTACCGGTTCTCTATGCTTATCGTCCTGAATCTTATTGCAAGAAGATAAAGACATTCCGTGTCCGGCTGGAAAAACTGTTATCTAATTATGCTGATTGTATAGACTACCATTTCTTCCCACTGCTGAAGCTAATTGGAGATGTAGAGGGTTTCATGGGTAAGGTTAAGGATAGAATGGTCAAACTTACAGGTGAAGGTGCGGATGCCCAGTATCTGACGTGGAACCAAGTTCCGGATACGGTACGTTTTGAAGCAGAAACACTCACTAATATGGCTTATGATATGTCAAACACTCCAAGAATATCCTTTGAGACGTTGAAGGGGGTAGGCAAAGCATCAGGAACCGCTTTCCGCTTTATGTTCATGGGTGCACATATGGCGGTAGAAAATCACGGTGAGGTTATCGGCGAGTTTTTACAGCGGAGAGTAAATTTCATTGTTTCCGCTTTAGGCTCTATCAATCCAACCGAGTTTAGCAAGGCATCGCAGACCATTGACATAGAAACAGAACTGGTTCCATATATGATTGATGATTTGAATGATAAGGTGACTACTGCCGTTTCCGCTGTCAGTGGTGGCATCTGGTCAACGCGTGAGGGAATCATGTTTGCCGGAAATGCTGATAGGGTAGAAGAGGAACTTGCAGAAATCAAGGAGGAACAAGGGGCAAAGAATGAGCAAATCGGAAATAAGGGATAAAAAATGCTTCTTAATCAGAAAAATTACGGGGGTTATAATTTTAGTAAAAGAGTAAAGGCTGTTAGGTCTCCTTTGGGGTAACGGTGATTCGATAGGATTACCGTTATTTTTTTGCTATATTCTTGCATGAATGAAACTAATTAGTTACATTTGTGTGTGAATTAAAATATTATATGTCATGCCTGAAATTTGTAGATTCTTTGGTATCATAATAAGTCTTTATTGGAAAGACCATAACCCACCACATATTCATTTTACCTATGGTGACTATGAGTGTTCTATTAGTGTATTGGATAGGATTGTAGATGGCCAAGCGCCTGCAAAGGTTATTGCAAAAGTAAATGAATGGATAGATTTACATGAAGCTGAAATTCTAACCTTATGGGAAAAAGCCCAAAATGGTGAGAAAATAAATAAAATAGAACCTTTAAAATAAACGCTTATGTTACGAGTCGTTGATGTTGATTATATCAAAGATTACGAACTTCTTGTGACTTTCAATGACGGAAGCAAGAAGAACGTTGACTTGAAACCTTATTTGACAGGTGAGGTTTTCGGAGAGTTATTGGATAAAGATAAGTTTATTCAATATGGTTTAACTCGTGTTACTATTGAATGGGCAAATGGCGCTGACCTCGCTCCTGAGTTCTTGTATGAAATTGGAACTGCTGCATAATGAGAGAGAGTACATTATCTGAATTTGCAGAGATTCTTCGTAATAGGCGTAAAGAATTAAATCTTACACAGGAAGAATTAGCTGAAAAGGTGGGAAAGAAGCGTGCCTATATAGCCCGAATAGAGAAAGGAGAAACAGACATGCAACTTTCCAGTTTTATCAGTATTTCTCAGGCACTGGGCATTAAATTGAAAACGGAGTATTAATTTAAGGTTGTATTAAGCAATAATTAAAAGTGTAATATCTGGAATTTGAAATAACAGAAGTGGTAAAAACGCTTCATTTCTATTTTTCTGAGATTGATTTAAGGGTAAGAGCAAAAAATCATAAAATATGATGAGTTCGTATATGGAGTTGAGCCATTGGACTAAAAGAACAGGTGATAGTGATTACTATAAACCTGGATAGTTAGCTAATTCAGTAGAAATGGCAGAAAGTAGGCTTAATATCTATATGAAAGATTTTACATCAGATTATAAAATAAATCCTAATTTTTAAGGATTTATATATAGGCGTGATTCCATTGGTTTCACGCCTTTTTTATATCATTTTACGACAATCGCTTCATTGTCGTGTATCACCTATCTGATAATTTTTCACCTTCTTTATAAATAACGAAATTTACCGTAGAAATTTATAAATCAAATTCATACGGTATGACAATCTTAGAACAAATCTTAGCAGGGCTACAACAGAAATTCGCTGGGGTGGACACTGCTATTCTTACCCGTATTGCCACCAAAAAGGCAGAGGGTATAACGGACGAGACAAAGGTAAACTCTATTGTTGAGGGTATCAGCTTTTCGGACGTGCTTAATTCCTATGGTGATTTCCGTGCCGGGGATGCTTCAAAAACGGCAGTGACTAACTACGAGAAGAGGCATAACCTTAAAGACGGTAAGCCTATCGAGACTACCACTACTACCAAAAC